ACTTACAAGAATTAATCTATTGGCCGTAGGAGTAATTGACGCAGTGTTGTATGAGGACGCATTAACGGTACTAAAACCATTCGTTAAAATAGCATTGGTTATTGCCACAGGTTTTTTTAAGCCTCGTCAAAATAAGACACTGAATAATGCACCAATATAGCCGTACTCAAACTCAAACTTACCGCTGTCCCCGACCTGCTCGCGAACAAGAAATTTGGAGGGTCTATCGCAAGATTCGCGCCTGAGTTCGCACCGGCCGGAGCCATGAGCGTGGCTCTCCACAATTCAAGGCCGTCGGTATGGAATATACATGTCACTTCTGTCGCGGACGTTGTGGTGAGAGAAAAGGCATACACTTTAATCCTGTTCGTCGGAGTTACGCTGATTGTGCCAGTTGTCGCCGAAATGGAACCTGTGGAGCCGGTGAGCGTCCTCCCTACGATTGGAATCGTTGAGACTGAGTTCGTCACGCTCACAGCGGTTGATGTAAGGGAAACCGAACCTGCCACCGTGACAGCCGTGGACGTTAAGGATACGTTCACAGGATTGGCCGCCGCGTTGTTTATCGTCGAGGCGGTCGTGGAGAGAGTGACCGTCCCTGTGATCGTGACAGTACCCAAAGTCGCGCTGGATACGTTTACATTTCCTGCGACGGTAACAGTCCCTAAAGTAGCTGTTGCCACATTTACGTTTAGCGGCGTGTTGTCAATCGTAACTTTGGTGGAAGACAAAGAAACAGTTACAGTCCCAAGGGTGGCGGTTGCGATGTTGACATTTCCGGATATTGTCACGGTTCCGAGCGTTGCCGTTGCTACATTAACATTAAGTCCGGAAGCGCTCTCGATTGTTACCTTAGTTGAGGACAAAGATACTGACCCGCTTGTGATAGCGACAATCAGACTCCCATCCGCATTAGCTAGAACAGGCCAGGCGTCCGCGGCATCGTTGCTTATACGTTTGGCATACAAAACCGCCCCTTCCATATCTTTTGATTCAAATAATCTTCTAGGGTCACCCATTAGCTGTATGACCTCGCGGGATTTCCTTCATTTCCGTATTTTGCTTTAAGCCATTGGTCGTCTATCGGCTCTTGATGTGTGCCTGTTTGAGATTCTTCCGCCATCGCGGCTGGCAAAGACACCTTTTGGTATTTTGCAAGGAAAGCCTCCGCCTTAGTCGCGGAGTTCAAAATCATAAAACAGATATCCGAACAAAGCTTGTCGATAAAAGCTATCGTTGCTTTTGGCCGCCATAGACCCACTTCAGTATGATCATGGGTGTAAAGCGTCCCAAGTGTCGCTGTATTTGAAATAATGTATTCGCCTTCCTCGCGCCAAATTGCCTCTAAATCTGACATTTCCCAAACGCGAAGACAGCTTGACGGCCGTGCATAGATGTATGCTTCCTCAGCGTGAAGCCAAGACATTACGGTCGCGCTTGTGGCAAGCGAAGAACGAGTAAGAGCGAAAGTCCAGCGACATTCAGTTAAAAAACCTTTACGGGCATTTTCATAAACGGCATTCACCGCACGAGCATTCGCAGTGTCGTCTGTAAGAGCGACGATGGGCGAGGCTCCGCACAAGAGAAGCGCGTGGTTACAGAGTCCGACTGTCGTATAAGTTGCCATGAAAACTCCTTATGAAACTCCTTAAAAAAGGGGTAGAGGAGAAATCCTCTACCCCGATTTCTTACGTGTACCTGACGATGGACTTGAGAGTCCCTGTCGTCATAGTCCAGTTGTTTAACTTCACAGCAACCGTGACTTGCGTACCTCCGGTAACAAGCTGGAACGCAGCGATCTTAGGGATTCCGTTCGCCGAGTTCAAGTTGTTCACCAATCCAACCCCCGGCAACGAAATCGTTGTCGTTGTCAGGTTATGAGTGATGTCCGTAGGGGCCATGATAGAACCAAAGGCCGCCGCATCCGCTTCCGTTGACCAGCCAACAGCCACAGTGCCACTGGTCTGTGCAGCCGACGTTCCAATCACGATTTCGACTGATGTCAGCTTTTTGTTTGGAGGTAACGTCGCAATGGAAATGGTGGTATTGGTCAGAACGACTACACTCGTTAGCGTGTAATTATCCAACCACACCTTCTCCACTGTTTTGATGTAGCCGTCGGCAATGACATTGTCACCACTTCCGCCCGCATCGTACTTCGTCAGGTTTGCCGCTTTAACTGCGGTTGTTGCCATTTCAACTACTCCTCTCCCCTATAGGGATTATTCACTCGTTAACTGAACTTCAACCACGCGGGCTT